CTAACATTGTTTTACCTTCACTTAAAAGCAATCTAAGCCTTAAATTAATTACACATTAAACCGTAATTCTGCAATACCGCTTGCGTCAGGCGGAGAACCGAACTGCGTTTTGTCCCAAGTAATAGAAAACCCGCTAGTAGATGGGTCGGAAGCTTCCCAACCACCCATAGTATGAGGGGGAGTATTGTTTGCTGTCCAAATATAAGCTACACTACCATTTGAAGGCGTACCATAGACAGAAACCATAATATTACCTGACAACAACACGTCAACTGCACCGTCCGGTAACTGCGTACCGCCCCAAGGCAACGTACCTTGTGGCCCCGTACCGGCATAAGCATTAGTTGGTGCAGCCGAGCCTAAAAACGGATACGGGCGAACAATTACACCAAACACGTCATGAACACCACCAGAACGATCCGTGTCCAATACAGCCCTAACTGCATTAGAACTTGGATTGAGTATAACAGGTTGCCCAAAGAACGTAGGCGGATTAGACGGGTCTTTTAAAAATCCCCGGATATTTGCAGGATGCGACGTATTAACCGCACCTGCAAAACCCGCGCCCATACGAAACTGAAATGCAACGTCACGTACTTTGCAAGCCGTACCGTATGCGCCGTAAGCCGCCTTATCGAAATTACGCTTACGAACTAAAATACCATTTTTAACAACATAATTACGCATTTTAATTTATTCCTCTAAAAATTGCGTTTCCCGAGGGGATTAGTTAATTTTGTTCGGATTGGTAGGATTTTTACCGTATCCGTACTGATCTTCCCAATGGGACTTAGCCCATTCATTATATGCTGAGGGGCTGCTAACTACAGGATTATTAATATGCAGCAATCCGAAAGAAGTTTCAGTCTTGTCTGCAGTCTTCATATTGTTAAATTTCTTTGCAACAATAGCACAATCTCGGAAAAGAGAACGGGCGGCATTGTTAGACATACCTGCAAAATCAGGTGCTTCGCCACGATTTAACTCAAGGATTAATTGCTTGCCTTCGGGTTTGGTGAAAACAGTCTGCAATACGTCTTTACGGAATTTGCAAAGCGTATTAGTAGTTGCTACGGGCGAAGCATCCCGTGCAAACTTTGGAGCCTGTACACCAGGAAGAAGACACTCAGCTAAAGAAACAGTTTCCTGATAGCTGTCTTCTAAATAAGAACTGTCTTTCGCTTTACGCGCTTTGTCCTTATTCTTTTCGCCAGCTTCGGCTTCTACTTCTTTTTCTTCATCGCGCTTACGCTTATCTGTGAAGTGCGCGTCATCGTCATCGTCGTCACGGCGGCGCGAATCCCTACGGCGATCATCGTCATCATCACGGCGGCGTGCATCCCTACGGCGATCATCGTCGTCATCGCGGCGGCGCGAATCCCTACGGCGATCATCGTCATCGTCGCGGCGGCGTGCATCCCTACGCTTATCGTCGTCATCATCGTCATCACTGCTATGCGCGCCTTTATATCGCATAGTATAATTATAAGCATCCCTATGTTTATCATCGTCATCGTCGCGGCGGCGCGAATCCCTACGACGATCATCGTCGTCATCGTCATCACGGCGGCGTGCATCCCTACGGCGATCATCATCGTCATCGCGGCGCCTACGATCCCGCGTAGACAACTTACTCTCAATTTTATCCAAGCGCTTAGTCAAATTATCTAATGCAACGGCCAAAATACTGCCAGTATCCGTAATCGAATCCGTATCCACTGTGAGTGCAGTAGTTTTATTCAGGGCGTCTTTCAAATTAGATAAAACAGTATTAATGCCGTTCGCCATTTTCTTTTTTCCGATTTTAGGGTTTCCCGAAGAGTTATTTAGTTTTAAAGTATCTTCATCTAATATAGAGCATTTTGGTCCAGCCCTACCATTTTCAACTATTGCGACATGATTTCCGATTATTCCATATTGTTTAGCTAAACCTTTTTTAAGCTGCAAATATTCTGCATCGTAACCGCATGAAAGTTGAGTTTTGCCAGACTGCACCAATTCAATTGCTTGTTTGTCTTTAATAAGTAAATCTGCAACTAAAAAATCTTTTTTATCGCCAGTTCCGCGCCTTGGATCAAGAATGATTCCAACTTCTAACGCGCGCCAATTATCTGGCGTAACGTCTTCGCCTTCCGAGGGATGATTATTTGTTACCGATTTTCCGACGAATGAAGCGATTGCTTCTTCTTTAAAAACATCTTCTGGATGACGAAGAACCGTAACGATACCGTTATCGTCCGGTTCAACCATAGGTATTTCATCAGCTTTGTATGTGTATGTGCCTATTCTTGCCAAACAAGCGTCATAACATAATAAATAACCTTCGGGCGTTAATTCTCTATTCTCGGATAAAGCTTCTACTGTATAGAAACGCAAAGTTTTACTTGGCGCTCTATCCAGTATTTTATTAGAAGAATAAACTTTTGTAAGATCAATATTTGCGTTGTGCATACTTTAATTTACTCAAACACTAATTAATAGGCACCGGCACGCCCATACCTGTTTCCACATAAAGCGAAGCAGTGTCCGTACCAGCACAAATTGCAGCAAGCCAAGAATATGACGTGCCTGCGAAAGGCTGCAAATTAAAAGGTAAACAACTACCAGCGCGTAGCCATGAACCTGTATTAAGCGTTGCTAATATCGTGTTGTCCACCCCGAAGGTCAAATAAGCATCGCCGGAACCAATATTGCATATACGCGCAGTTAAACCCCTACTGCCCGTAGTACCGGAAGTAGCGGGGGGTAATTGCACATTGCTAGTTGTTCCGGTAACGGCCATCGGAGAGTTTAATTTGCCTGTCATTATCCAACTGTGATAAGTTGGATTTCCAGGACCATATTGACCGTAAGCAGGAAATAGTAAAAAATTACTAGCTATGAGAATTGATAGTAGCATTCTTTGAAGAATATTCTTCACCCGTTTATACTTTCGTGATGTAAAATATTTTAATCCAACGTTTCCAGAATTGCTAACATGGCTAAACTAGGCGATATATTAGCTGTCTGCAGCAATGAACCTGTTTCCGGAGCAACAGGCGAAAAAGCAAACGTATAATCCCCATAATTATTAGGCGTAAGACAAATTATTTGAACAATTTTATCGCCTGCGTTTCTAACGCCTGACGCAGTCACAAGTTCATTAGCCCCTGGGACTGTCGAAAAACTTGTAAAAGCAACTAAATATTGTGTCATTAAATTTTCTTCCTTTATCAACGCTCAGTCCAAGATACAAAACAATTCCACGTTTCTGCGTGACCTGCCGTAGTAATATTAACAGCCACATTTTCAGTTGCAGAATTTAAAACCAATTCTTGCGTTTCGCCCGTGCCAAATACAAAGTCAAAATTGCCCCCGCTCGCAGTGCTCGACAAAGCAATTGGAAGTGCAGTTGCAGTAACCCTAACTGTACCAACGGGCGTACCTGCAGGGCTCGGAACGGTATTAAAATAAGAAACAGTGCTACTAGCCGCTGCATTAACACTATTAGACGGAACTGCCGTAAACGTACCTGTTGCAGCGCCTGTGCCTAACGTACTACGTTTAATAATACTTACAACCTCTGTAATCGCTGTAGTGGCAATAGTACCAGCACTACAAGAAATTTCATTTATGCGAGTTTGTGTAGTAGCATTTCCCGCAATTACAACCATATCTCCCGCCGTAGTGGGCACAGTTGTACCTGACGCGCTAAACGTAGCCTTACGCTGTACGCCGCTTACCACATATTTATGCGCCGTAGTACCAGATGCATTAATCACAAGTGAATTAGACCCCGCAATAGTTACAGCGGTAACATTTAGCCTAACCTGCCGCAAACCAGCCGTATTAAAACAATATAGGCCATTCTGTGCGATATTTATAAGCTTGACTCCATCTTCAGGATAAGCAACTACAGCTATACTCGTCCAAACAGCACTAGACGCTGCAACAGAAGGCGGAGAAGTTGTTCCCTGTACAACAGAAGCTAATCCAGTGTATGTTCCAGATAGCTGCAAGCACATTGTTTCCTGATTCTGTACAGAAAACGCCGCAGTTGGAGTAGAAGCGGAGACAGTTGCGGCGTAAGTACCCAAAGGAAACGAAACGCTCGGGACGTATACTGGCGTCTGAACAGCGCTCTGTGCGAAACAATCAGTTTTAATCCCAATTGCACAAAACGCCAATAAAGCCAAACTCGCTGCAAAAATACGTTTAAAATACTTTTTCATTAGAATTCCTTCACGATTCGCAAGGCAACTTGCCATTTAGTCTCAGATGTTTTAGTAAAATTGAACTCGGGCGTCAGGCCCGCTTCGCTCGCTTCGTCTAAAATAAATATAACTTCTACCAATTTATTAGCTAATTGTGATTTTAAATCTGCGGCTTTGGCTTTTAAAATCGCTAGCTCAGAATTTTTAACTGAGCTTAAATTAACTATATTATCGTTGCTCATTCGAACCTGTTGCGGGGTTGATATTTTGCTGGTAAGATTGGCACCGCGAAACAACGACAGCCATAAATGCAACCTGCATGGGCTCGCACGCCGTTTCGTTTATCTGCAATAGGTGGGTTATTCCAACTAATAACTTGACCTTCTAATTCTCTATGATCTTTTCTAACTTGCGGGTCTAAAAGTGTATGCCACGTATACTGTTCTGAACCAATCCAACGTGAACGAGATTCTAAAATTATTGCATGACTTCTACTAATTTCAGTTCGCGCAATTAATGTCGCGCGGCTCTCTGTAACTGACGTGGTATTCATTATTTGCTGCGCTACAGTTTTAGCACGCGCTGAAGTCTGAGTTGCAGCTTCAAATGCTAAATTCTGTGCGCGTTGGGCAGCGTCGATAGGAATGGATTTAATTAATGCAACTTGCTCATTTCTAAGCTGAGTTACAATTTCGCCCATAGGCATGGTTTTTAATTCGGTTTGCATTGCAGCGGCCATGCGCTTGCTATGCTTCATCCATGCTTGTTCGTCTCTTCGGGAGACATCTAAAAGCATGCGCTGACTAACTGATTCAGCCCAAGGCTCTAAAACTGACGCATAATTGCGCATAGTTTCTTGTATTGCGTCTTCGCGACCGGCTTGCCATAATTCTATAATAAATTTACCGGCTTGCTTCGCTATTGAACGCAATGCGCGAGCGTAAAATTGTTCTGAAAGTCTTATTTTTGCCCAGTGTGACTTAGCGCTTTCTGCAGCGCTAAGTCTTGGTTTTGCATCGTAGGCAGACAGCAAAGGAGAATTTAACATTTATAAATTCTCAACGCTTTGTTAAAGACAACGCTCTTTGCTATAATAAGAATCGTTAATCTATTTTGATTGCTAATGCCTTATTTCAGCCAACGCTTCGCACTTGCTTTTCTTTGTTAGAAAAGAAAGTGCTAAATAATCCAAAATAGACTAAACGAAATAAGGCATTTTTAACATTTCAAGAAGCCAATCGACCAAGACACCTCGGACAAGGGCTAAACCCAAAGGCTCCATGGTCAGTCTACTGGCAAAGCCCAGGTGCCGTCAACCGAAAAAATCGGTTCGACGACATTTTTCTTGCGGAGCAGGGCTTTCTTTTTGTCTTCGGCTATCTTTTTAAGATTATCTTCTTTAAACAATGGTCTTAAATTCGTATAATGACATGCAATTAAAAGTTGTTCTCTATCTTCCAAATCGAAGCTGCAAAGTGGCTCAATATGATCTATGTGCCAAACTTTGCCTCTATTTGCCCAAGTCATTCCTTCAACGAATTGCCGTTCCAAATGCTGTTTTAAAAATTCTACAGAACAACCTAAATCACGAACCGCTGAGCCGGATTTTTGATTATTTTTAATTGCGCCGCACAGTCTGATTCGAAGATTATACGCTAACCAATATTGAATGTCTGTCTGCTTACGTTGTTTTTGATAAACTTTCTGCCAGGCTGCAATAGCTTCTTTGTTAACGACTAAATAAGTTTTGTGCCGTTCTGCAATAGCTTCTTTGTTATTTGCTTGGTAAGCTTTATGATATTCTGCAATAGCTTCTTTGTTAACGACTAAATAAGTTTTGTGCCGTTCTGCAATAGCTTCTTTGTTAACGACTAAATAAGTTTTGCGCCTTTCTGCCACAGCTTCTTTGTTGGCCGCTTGGTAAGATTTCCGCTGTTCTGCAATAGCTTCTTTGTTATCTGCGTAGTAATCTACTTGGTAATCTTTCTCACAACGAATACATTTACCATTGCTAGTGTATCGTTCCGCAATGTGCCCCCGTTTGCAAGGCTTCCCCGTGAAATAAAACTTCAACCCTCGCTCTTTTGCCTCTTGACGAGAAACGTAACCTTCTATAATCTCATTGATAGCCATTTCGAATACCTTCGATGTTCGTTTGGTTAAAAGCCTCTAAGCGTGCTCAGCGTTTAGAGGCTTTGTTTTAATGTAATTCTGCAACTGTCATACCGTTAAATTGCTTTAATTTTTTAGAATTTAACGGCTCGAATGGATCAAGCCTAGCCAAAAAATGCGGCAAATCTGTGACATTAACAGTCACCGAAACTTTTCCAGGTTCCCGTTTATAGTAATTTTTATATATTTCTTTAGAGTTTTCTATGGTTTCAAAACCCAAAAAGACTTTATGCTCTTCAAATAAATCATCGTCGCCATAATGATTTAAAATAAAGGCTTTACTTGCTGTAAGATCATCACCTATAATAACGTCTAATTCAGTACCTTCTTTGCTAAGATAAGAAGCTATAAAACCATACTGTGCAGGAAACGGATCGTCATTAGGAAAACGTTTTTCTCCTTTTTTAGTTTCTACAACAATCGACATACCAAATAATTGAATTATAGGAATGCTATCTCTTGTAATATTCAACATACGCTTAGCGCTATGCAATACCTTATTTAACATCATTGCATCTTTACTTTTCGCGCTCCCCGAAGGGGCAGGAAGCTGTTTCTGTTGTCCGTCGGACTTCTCTAATTTAGATAATTTTGGTGTAAGGTCTTCTAACGGTATTTGTGGCGGTTCATTTTCCGCTTCCTTTATATTTTCATCCGTTATATTAGTCCAACGATTCGTATAACGGCCAAGCTGTCTTAACTCTTTCAATGCAGTTGATTTGTCAATAACGCCGGTTGCGAAAGTCTCTAAGATTGCGCGGCTATCCTTGTCAAATACACTAGATTTCTGTTCGTCATTAAGCTGCCAAAGTGAACGAAAGTTAAATCCAAATTCATCCTCGTTAATTTTTAACCCTTCAGATTTAGCAGTTAAAATGCAAATTTTAGTAATCGGAACGCGCAAATCGCGTTCCTGTTTTTGATTGACACCTTCGTAATATGTGCGTAAATCTGATTCACCACTTGAATTTAGACCGGCAGGCGATTGGCCGAATAAGCGAACCAATGGCATTTGCAACGCACCGGCCAATTGCTGGCCTATTTGCATCAAAGCTTCACTAATACCTGACGAAATATTAGAATTATGCACAATAAAATCGTCGGTAGAATCGATATACGTTATTCCTTCATTTGATTGCCTGCGACGCATATCTTCGGCGAAACGCATAAAGCCTTGTAGTAATTTGCCACCCGCCGCTTGAATTTGTCTGTATTTATCGATTTTAATAACGCGCAAGTGCATCTTGTGGATATATTGGCTTATGCCGGACGTTGCAGAATCGAAAGCAACCAATCTATCGTAAAGTCTTTCTAATACACTGAGGCCCCAATATTGTTCTAAAATCTTCTGATAAAACGGTAATTCCACGCCAATTTGTCTAATTACACGGGTATAATGTATTTTTTTACCCCGCAGCATTGGAGCATCATTATTAACTAAATAATATTTTGGATTCCCAAGGTCCGGGCCGTATTCTTCAACCAAACCTTCCTGATTAAGTGTGGGCTGACACATCCAACGGTCTAAAACGGCCAAACCTTTAAATTGGCCTTTTCCAACAGTATCCATATTTAAAGGTGTCGATAAATCTTGACCGTCAATTAAATATACTGCAATAGAACCCCCATATAACCGGCTCCATTTAGTGTTATCAGTTAGTGCTTTCCAAATTCCTTTCCTAACTAAAGCATTTTGTAATTTTTCTGTGTCTTCGGGCGTCATTGAAGAATGTATTTCGATGCCCCCGCGTATAACATCCTCCGCAGCGGAATCTATTGCTATGCCCCCAAGCCAACTTGATCTATGAATCCATTCTAACAATACTCGATAACGTGTAATCGGATTAAATCCGTAAGTCCCCGCTGATATCGCGTTATCGGCACCCATTCCCAGTTGCAAATTAAAATTTACAAAACTATCTGTGGTTAATTTATCTTTTTTCTTTTTTTCACGGGCTAATTGGCGCTCAGCGCGTTCTTGTTCATTAATTGTTTTCCTATAAACTTTTACAACCATAATATAAACTCCTTACTTATAAAATTCCCGTGGAAAGTTTAATCTTGCATAATCTCCAAAATATTTTATTGCTGCTTTATCATAAGCAATTGCTGCGCGCGTTGGGCATTTAAACCGGCCCAACTTTTTATGTTTATAATTAACTTTAATTTGTGCAATCCAGCGTTTAGTTTGTTTACAAAAACAAACACCTTTCCAACCAGACGTATTATTTTGAGGTTTACTTCCATTAAATTGGTTTTGTTGATTAGTAACTTTTCTTAAATTACTCCAACGGTTATTTTTTCTAATCGTATCTTTATGATCTATTTGTTTTCTGGGCCATCTGCCCGTTCTATAGAACCAAGCTAATACATGCGCTCTGTATACCTTCCCTCCAATGCCAATCAAAATATATCCTGCATCATTTTCAAAACCAGCATTACTTCCGGCTTTGATTTGACCAAATTTTTGATCTATGCGCCATGTCCAATTCCCAGTATTTGCAACATACCTCAAAATACTTTTCAAATATTCTAACGTCACGCGTCCACCAGCATCAAACCTAATAATTTCTTTCTTTTTAATCCGTCTAACATCCGGTTTTCCTACTTCACGCACCGGAAACAAACTTTTTAACTTAATCATGACTAAACTTTCTAATTCATCATATTCGATGTTATCTTAGTATTACCCTTAAATTGTTTTTTCATTTTTTCTTCTATAAAAATTTCAACGCTTTCTTGCAACGCGATTATGAATAAATTAGCAAAGTAATGGTCCCAAGTGCCTGATTTACATTGTTCGCAATCGCAACCTTTACCATATTCCTTGTGCATCTCTTTAACGATTGCAGCTAAATCTTTCGTCAATTCAATTTCCAACGTAACAATATCCGTTACCTTTTCGTCGTTAAGCTTAATTACCATCTTTTTATGTTTCGTTGGGCGCGTTGCCATGGCGTTGAGTTCCTTCTATTCTTCAGTTAAGATTTCCCAATAAACGCAACGAATTTCTTCTTGCTTTACTAGAATTCCGTTATTTTCTCCGACAGACAACAAGATAAATTGTCCAGAAAATGTTTTGACCATATAATCCCCTGCATCTATAATAGTATTAAACTTTACTACTTGCTCAAAACTATCCCCGTCCTTAAACTTTACAATAATCTTTATTCTCATAACTTTATCCTCGGAGGCCAAAGTTGTGCATCGCGTCTTTCTACGAAATTTGTAACGCGTTTATAATGTTCTTCATCTATTGTTGCATAATCGATTGTTAATTCGCTCCCCGAAGGGATATCAACTATTGCGATGAAGTTAAGATAACTTGCCCGACGATCCGGTAAACTAACCTGCCATTTATAGCATAAGTTAGCTTTCACTTTATGATTAATGTATCTAAAATCGTCAGAAAAAAGATGTTGCTGACCATCAAGTTTAAAACTGAATTTTTCTAAAAAAGTTTTCGTTATTTCAACGTGGGGTCGTGTATCGTGAATTCTCACATCAAAAGTTGGTTCGTAATAACAAACAATCGTTCCCTGTTCTATGGCTTGAGTTGTGAATAAGCCTAAACCGTGAATTCTTGACGGTGCAACATATGTTTCAATTGTTAGCATGATTATTTTATTCCGAAATTAAATTCAATGCAGCTCTAATTTCAATTGGGGCGCCAATTCCAAACAGGTACGTTAGAAATTGAATTAGCTAACTCAGGCAAATACTTCCCGTCTATTTTATCCGGCCGTACCCATTTCGCCATAAAATCAAACTGTCCCGCGCGCTCAATCCGCCAAACTGCTCCTTCGGATTCTTCACACCCATGAGAACCAGAACCGTGAAGCGCCATTGCGCTACCAACTGAAATAGGCGGTCCCGTATGCAAAAGTTTAGGCGTAGGGATAGCATGATTGGCGCAACGTTCTGCTAATTCAATGAATGCTCGCCGTTTCTTGCCTTCCATTAAATCAAATGCCGCGAATGGGCCTTGCGGAAGCGTATAGCGCGTAGAATGTGCTTGCGCAAGCCATTCTCCCACAAGACGTTCACCGGGGGCCAATACTTCACGCCAAAAGTCATCACGAGCATGCACCCATGCCGCAAAAAGATGATGTTGTTCGTATGGGCTAGATTCTGCTAAATAACCCGCCCGATTAAGCGCGTAAATAGCATCTTCAATGCGCGCGATTCCTACATTCGTACCGTCAAGTTTTTCCGTAACGATTATAACGTCGAATGCGTCCCGAGCTTTTTCTGTTGCAATACGCGCTTGTCCCTCGGAAATCGCGTGGTCTCCGGGTCCCATTCTGGAACAGGGTAAGTGTCCAATAGAACCATAATTTTTTCGACCAAGCGGTTTTATAGGCGTGAAATTGCTATATGACATGATTGCACCTATCTGCACAGTATAAATCCCATTCGGCTTTAGTCATGCCTCGTAATTTATATTCAGGAACGGAATAGCAGTCGGCAACAACTTTAAAAATTTCGTCAATGCGATTGGCTAAATCACCCATTTCTTTTTCGAGCCTGGTTGTGTTAAGCAACGTCATTTCTTCTATCTTTTTCATTTGCCATTCTCCAATTTGTAACGCGTTTCGGCACACTGTGGTATAGAATCATTAACAAACCGATAACGCGCCCAACAAAATATGAAACGCGATGTTCTGGTTTAAGCTTTCTCATTGGTTTACTCTATTTTCGCCTAATTTACTCCAAATTTCCAATGAACTATTCCCGGCGAATGTTAAAACTAACGCGTCTGCATGATCTGGCGAAGGTAAACCGCGCTTTGCCATTGCAGTTTTACGCTCCATTACTATTTTGCCCCGCTCATTTCTTCCCCATTTAGGTAACGATAATTCAGACGCTAATTGCATGGCTTCCGGACCTTCATCATCATCAGGCAATGAAATACAATCCTCTATTTCGTGTTCAATGCCGCCCGGTTCGCCTTTCAAGAAAAGCAAAAATTCATAAGTATTTTTAAATCGTTCTCTACAAATAAACCATAATTCAGCTTTTAAATTAGCAAACTTTTCTTTTGAAGTTAAACCATCTTCCCAAGTTGTATTTGACGCGGCGTCGCCCGTATTAATAGGCACAACTAAAATATCATTTTGTTCATTTTTCATTAAGACATCCATAACGCCCCTACCAATAGCCACACAATCGAAATACAATACTTTCGACGTGCAAGATGTTCCATCTTCTTTTTCACATTGTGCTTTGTCAGCACATTCTAACATCTTATAAGCGGTGTCTATCGTATCGGGATCGCTCCATGCTATAGGCAGCTTGACAATCGGCCCGAAACGTGTTACCGCTGTAGACTTAGCCTTTCCCCCGCCAACGTCGCCACCTGTAACGCCGTCCACCGAAGGAACTATTTTTATACGATGCTTTATTTCTTTCGCTGCATCAATCCATTTCGAAGGGATGCAAATACCTTCGGTGGACGCGCTGAAGTCAAGTTCGTGTTCTGAAGCAAAAACATGCGGCTCTAATCTTAATTTTTCTTTTTTTACCCATTCTGCATCTTTTCTTGGATCATTTCTATAGTGCATTATAAATATTTGATCCGAGCGAAGTTGGCCGCCAAACCTTTTTCGGGCAAACAGATTTCCCATACCGTTTACCGTTGATCCCCATATGCGAGTTTTTGCATTGGCCGATGTTGCTGCATCAATACGTTCTGCTTGTTCTATGAATGCAGCTTCATCCAAGAAAAACATTGTAGAACGTCCACCGCGTCCCGCTTCTTCACCTGCGGCTCCACCTATTACATTACCATTTGCAGGATTCACTATTCGCATGTAAGAATCGTGTGTGCCAAATTTAAAACCTTGCGGCAACATCCACGGAGGTAAAAACTTTAAAAGTAATCTTGCTTTCTCAAAAAGAGATTTTGGATCACCAATTTTATCCACGTTATCAGCTAAATTTGCAGTAAATGTAGATATAAATCCATCTGCATATAACCATTTATGCGTAGCATAAGTTATTGTGCACCAAGAATACCCTAATTCTCTACCTTTCACTGCCAAGCCGTCTTCTTGCGCCTGATAACGAGCTTCAATAAATTTAATTAAATCTGTTTGCTGAGGAAAAAATTCAAACGGCAACCACGCAGATAAATCAGTTCCCGTGTTTTGCGGGTTAAACGTATAAACCCAATTATGCGCCCAATGAAAAATATCTTGTTTGCACAATTCTTGCTCGTATTTAATAAATGTCGGATTTTTACTTATCTCGTTGAGTCGTTTAATGCGCTTCGCCATTAACGCATCTAAACGTTCTTTATTGAATATAAAGTCTGTTCTATTCATTTAAAATACGCCTTCCCCCGAGGGGAAAATAAACCATTATCCATGAATAAGTTTACTTTGCTTTATTTTAATTATTCTACGCCCGTATTCGAAGAAAAATCCCGGTGTATCGCGTCTAACGTTATCAACCATTTCTTTAACTTCTTCGTGTAAATTACCATAAGTCCAACAAAAGCAAGGCACAGATATTTCTGCCCATTCTCTTAGTTCTTTACACAATAAGCAAATATGAAAATCATTTACAATACCGCCCCACTTACCTACTGTATATTCATAAGGACACCCTTTACCTATTATTGCACCACATTCATTGCATTTATGTGGTTTTCTTGACGATTTTACTTTTTTAGACCTTAACCATTCTGGCGGATCATAATCGCAATAACATTCGTAGGACATTTTAGTTTCCCGTGTTTCTTCCCGAAGGGGAGTTATTTTTGTTTTACGAGACTTTCAAGATATTCTATTAGAGCTATTTGGACTTCCGGCTCCAAACTTATTTGATTTGTTGGACCGTATCCAATATCTAAGTATAAAGTTAATTTTCCTATTTTTAAGTCGTGTCTTAAATAAACGGAATCGCCTAAATATTTGTCGATAATAGTATTTTGCTGGTTTTCCATAATTTATTCTTCTTTGCTGCCAGAACGAATTTCTTGGTCAAAACGCAATTGAGCTATGCCTTCTTTGAATAGGTATATTTCACCGTCAAAAGTTTTTATTTCTGTATAACTAAATGTTAGTTCTTT